GTATTGCGTGGCGCGTACTTCAGCACGGTTATCGATGAACAGCGCAACATGGTTGAGCCGTGGGCAAACCGCCCTGATTTTTACGAGGGTCCAAAGCTCCCATCGAATACCAACGGCTATAGAGGCACGGCAGGCAGCATAAACGATAGATGGCGCTTTTATCTGGCGCATGATTTCGGTGTTGCGGCCCCTTCCGTTACTTACCTCGTTGCACAAAGTCCCGGCGCTGAAGGCCCAGACGGTTATTTCTACCCGCGCGGCTCTTTCGTGCTGATGGACGAAGAAACCACCACACATCCCGACGACTTGAACACCGGCTTAGGGCTAACCGTACCGGATCAGGCAGACCGCATTTTGTCCATGTGTCTGCGTTGGGGCGTCACCGCCAGTGGTGTGGCTGATGACGCGATATTCAACCGCACCGGATCCCAGGAAGGCACCATTGCCGATGAATTTAGAAAGGCTGGCGTCTACTTTGAAAAGGCACGTAAAGGCAGCCGCATAGCAGGCTGGCAACAGATGCGCCGGTTGCTGGCCGATGCCGGTAAACCTGATGTTCCTGGCCTGTACGTGTCCCGCAATTGCCGGATCTGGTGGGAGACAGTGCCAAGCCTGCCGCGTGATCCCCGTAACCCCGAAGATGTTGACAGCTCAGCACCCGCTCATGCCGCTGATGCTTGCCGGTATGGCCTAAAGCACAGCGGATTCAGCAAACCTATTCCCGTAACTTTTTCCCTTTGAGGCATTACTTATGAAATACAGCAAACCACTGGCAGAAATCGGATCACGGATGTCTAAGGCAGCCGAAAAGAACGCATACGCTCGAAGCCTTCAGATTCACGTTAACCAGATGATCCGCAGCGTTGAAGGGCTAGAAAATTTCAGCGCGAACAAAAGCCCAAAAGACACAGACGCGGGCCACACCCTGAAAATTGCAGCCCAGGCCAAGCGACTGCAAACCGAAACCGCCCGATGGGAAAAGGTGTTAAACGACAATGTACGCCAGGGAATTGATGAACTAGACCGGGCGATCACCGAAAAATCAGGACTGCGCGAAAATTTGCACGGCGCTGAAATCCGGGCAGCTTTCCGGGGGATGTCCCTTAAAGAGCGCAGCGAAGCCCTAAACTCGGCATTAAAAGCTGGTGACGGTGCAACCATTGCAGCGATTAGCGAGGCACCGGCTTTGCTTTCTGGTGTCACTGCTGACATTCAGACCCGATACCGTGAAGGCATTATGGCGGCGCTGGCACCCGAGGAAACAGCGGCAAAGGCTGAATTGTTTGAATCGTTCGATGCTGGGCTGATTGCTTTGGGACTTGTTAACAGATCAATAGCCAGCGGTTACGACCCCGTTAAATTGCGAGAAATTGAGCAAGCCGAAGCTAAAAGCGCCGATGCTTCTCGGAGTCTGGAAAGTTCTTATAACCCCGTACCGGCTGATGCTGATTGACGGTGGAAGCAATAGATTACGGCAGGGACGCCGGTTTATGTGAAAGTTGTCTATTTGGTGGAGTATTACCGTAATTATCGTAATTATCGTAATCAAGCAATGCTAGCCAGCCGACCAAAAAAACAGATTGACGCCAGCCACAAACCTGCTATTTTGTATTACGTGAACACATAAAGGCAGTTACCGCATGAATACGACTATTAGCTTGAGACTACCGGACAGCCTAGCTAATCGGCTAGATGAAGAAGTGAGGCGTCGGAGAATGGCTGACGGAAGCGCGGCAAGCCGTGCCGATGTTGTACGCCAGGCAATCGAGAGTTACTTGCAAAAGCAAAAGTAAAAGAATGGCCCCGCGTCTGCGCTAACAGACCGAGGCCGTGACACCATCGGCAACCATAGGAGCAGCCGACCATGTACACCCATCATACCGGAACACTCACCAGAGCACAGCTAACCCGCTTACTGGCTATTCTGCGGCCATACAGTGCCGAGCCATTCAACGCCGTAATTCTGGAACTGGCTTATAAGCTGGCAAGGGGCGATAAATGAAGATCACCAGACCCAACGGCGCGATAGCGGAAGTAAATCAAGATCGTTTTATCGGCGCTTTAATTATTTGGAACAGTAAAGGCCGGATGCTGGAAGGGTTCGATATTATCCAGTTTGAAGATGAAACTTATTGGCCGGTGGCTTTCGACTACATGGACCTTGAGCGCCAGTATTTAACATCCGGTGGCCCTTACAAGACCTGGCGGGGTGCCTACAGTGCCGTGGGCGCAGCATTGGATAAGGTGGAAGCGAACAACAAGGCCATACAAAAACAGATTATAAACGAGGATCCTGCCTGATTGCTTGTGCCATCCTGTAGCATCTTGTATCATCCAATAATAATATTTATGGTACGTTTTTTGGAGTGCAGGAAATGCCAAAGAAAGTTAAAGAAATGAGCGCCGCCGAAGTCAGGCGGCTGACCTGTTCCATAGGCGCAAGTGGAAGCCCATACAATACTTTTCATGCCGTGGGTGGTGTTGCTGGGCTTAACTTACAGGTAACAGCCACGGGCGCTAAATCCTGGCTATTAAGAACAGTAATTGGCGTAACAACTGACGACAACAACAAAACAAGGCTAGACAGAAACGGCAACCCGATCCCGAAACGTAGCGCCATTGGCCTGGGTGGCTTTCCTGATGTGTCGTTGAAGGATGCCCGCCTAAAGGCCCAGGAAGCCAAAGAAAAGATAGCCAAGGGCATTGACCCGGTAGAAGAACGCAAAGCCGCCAGGCGCTCCCTAATTGCCGTTCAACTCGAAACAATGACCTTTGCTGATGCTGCCCGCCAATATATGAAGATGAAAGCCAAAGAATTTAGAGATCCGCGCCAGGCTGGTGAATGGGTGCGCAGCCTAGAAATTTATGTCTTGCCGCATATTGGCAAAACCCCAGTTCGAGACATTGAACTAACTCAGATCAAATCCGTTTTTGATCCGATATGGGAAACCAAGACCGATATAGCAAACCGTGTTCGCGCCAGAATGGAAAACATACTTGGCTGGTGTGCTGTGCATGGCTACCGCTCAGGAGAAAATCCAGCCAGGTGGAAAGGCCATTTAAGCGAAGTTTATCCATCACCGAACAAGATCAAAAAGAAAGGCCATCATGCTGCCCTGGCTGTGGATGCCCTGCCCGCATTCTTTACGGATCTGCAAAAGCGCACCGGCACCGCTGCCCGCGCTATGGAGTTCTTGATTCTGACATCTAGCCGGACAAGTGAGGTTATTGGCGATAAGCGCACAAGCAAACCCGGCATAACGTGGCAAGAAATCGACTTCAAAACGAAGGTATGGACAGCGCCAGCCGAGCGCATGAAATCCGGCAAGGCTCACAAAGTACCGCTAACTGATGCCGCCATTGATGTGCTGAAAGGGATGGACCCTGGCGCACCTGATGCCCTGGTGTTCGCTGGGCCAAAGGGAGACATACCCTCTAATAACCTTCTTTCTGCGCTGCTGAAACGGATGGATCAACCCGTTACCTCTCACGGCTTCCGTTCCACGTTTAAAGACTGGGCTAGAGAGCGCACCGCCTACGCTGACGAAGTTTCGGAACTAGCCCTTGCCCACGTTAACAGTGACGCCACACGGGCCGCTTATGCCCGCTCAGAGCTACTAGAAAAGCGCCGGTTATTAATGGGTGACTGGGAACAATACTGTTACCACGGCAAGGCTATATATGAAGGCGGAAAGGTTATAGCGATTGGTGGGGCTGCAGCATGAGAACGATTAATTGGCTTAATATTTCTAGAGAGCTTAACGATACGTTGGAATGGTTCGTTGCCGTTGATGCTTACGACTATTGCGACCCTGAGCCGCTGGCTGATCTTATCGGCTCACCTGAGCCGATACCTGAACCCTACCGCATTGCTGTGGCGGATATTCTGACCGGCAAGCGCAAACAAAAGAAAAAGGCAGCGGCAAAATTGAAAGTGCCGGCAAAGCAGCGGATGGACGTCGCCGTAGGTGTCGCGATTATCGCCGGGATAATTGACGATATACAGTTCAATTATCTGAACCTGGAGACGGGGGAGACTGGTTTGAATGCACTTGCAGACAGCAAGGGGTTAGAGCCGTCGCATATGAAGGCCGACATGGCAAACGATCGCATCATCTTTATGCAAGAACAGGCCGATGAATGGGGCGTCAGTGTGGAGACTATAGAAAACCTGCTCAGAGATTTGAGAAAAAAAGCGAGAGCGTGGCCGTCTGTGTAATACAAGCGCCCTTGTTCTACAGAACCCATTGTGATTAAAGAAGTTTTCAGGAATAGCTTAGTAACTGTCGCAATTAAATGTAAGAGGCAGTTACCCATGAAAGCCATTAGTAAAGACCTGTTAATCAAGTATCTGTCAGACAAGGATCTGGCAGCACGTTACTCCATCCACCGCACGACCCCTTGGCGCTGGGTACAAGAGGGCAAGTTGCCAAAGCCTATCAAGCTGAATGGCAGCACACGGTGGAAACTATCAGACATTGAAGCCTTTGAAGTTGAAAAGGAGTTGGCACATTGAAACAGAGCCCAGGCGTTACCCGAAACCACGGCACCGGGAAAACCTATTTGGCCCTGAATCACATCCACGAAGCACCTGCTGCAGTTAAAGCAGCTTTGCAACATCGTTTGACGGTGACAAAAAGCAACGGGTGCCAGGTGGTGGCGCTTGATGAGGTGTTCGCACTACTGGCAGTGGCACTTATGAGGGATCAATAATGGAAGCCTTAAAACGAAAAATCCCCGCAGCCGGCAAGCAAAGCGAGGAATCATTTCAAAAAGAACAAATTAATAATAGCACTACCCAGCACCCGTATCTAGTGGGAAAGGGTATAGACCTGGCTGACCTGCAATCGGTTTGCCCATCTGAAATTGAGATCCGACACACGACCAAAGGCAATTTTAGTGGCGAGGCCATTTTTCGCGAATTGCTCGACGCCGCTGGCACTCATAGAGGTTTTGAGCGGATCTTGTCGGAGCGGATTAAGCAAAGCCCAGACGATAAAAAGGGTAATGATAAATTCGTAACGCAGGGTGGAGCCACTAAGGGCACGTTCACGCCGTTTGGCTTTCACCCTTTCGGACTTATAGGCATGGATTGCCGAATCATCGTCTGCGCTGGCCTTGCCGATGGCTACCGAATCCACGAGGCAACAGGCGAACCCGTGGCCTGTGGTGTAGGTGAAGGCAACATCCGCAGCATTGTGGAGGCTATACAGCCGTTAAACCCTAACATTCTGGTGGCCGTTGATAATGACGACGCTGGCAAGCGAGCGGGCAAAGCAAGTGGCTGTAAGTGGACACACCCGGCCATTCATAAGGATTGGAGCGATGTGTACCAAGCCGAGGGGCTGGACTCAGTGCGCAAACAGTTGAAGGTAGAGGTTGAAGTAAAAGTACCCGTTAATCCACACGATATATTTTTGGGAAAGTCCCGCGATTATGTGCAACTACCCGAAAGTTTTCGGCAGACCACTATCGGCAAACTGGCAAAGCGCGTAGCACACTGTATAGAGTTCCCAGAGGCATCTGCGGCACTAACCTTGCTGACAGGTGCTTCCGCTGCTGTGGCAACCTCGTACGCCGTTCAATATGCATCGGAAACAATTATACCGGCTGGCCTATTTTCTGTGGTGGAACAGCCGCCCTCAATGCAAAAAAGCCGGTTATTAAGCTACTCGCAAGGCCCGTATTTAAAAGCTATGGGCAAACATAACAAAAAAATTCGAGAGCATAATCATGGGCTAGATAAAAACGACCCAAAAGCAAGGGAAGGCTTCACTATTACAACAGACCCAACTACTGCGGGCCTGGATATGCATCTTGCTGATTGTTCAGAGGGCCGTTTTTTTATCGCAAGTGCCGAGCAGGCAGCGTTCCAATCTTTGTTTCCAGAAAATGGAGGTTTTGCCAGCCACACCGGGCTGCTGCTGCAAAGCTGGGCTGGAGAATACGCTTCTGCAATGCGAAAAGGCCGCGCCGCTTTTAGTGGCTACGCCAGTGGTTCCGTGATGGTCATCGCCCAGCCAGGCAGTTCAAAGCGTGTGTTTGACGCCAGCAACGGCACCGGCCTTGCCGAACGGTTTTTCTACATGGGCGAACCATCGCCTCTTGGCAGTCGGACGCTGCACGGCGATTTTGTAACTAAGCAAGATTTGTTTGACTACAACAATGCTTGCACCGCGAGCGTAGACGATTACAGCAATCGCCGCATGGCCAATTTGTTTGAACCTCAAGATCCAGAGTATTTGCATCAACTGACGTTAAAGCCAGAGGGTTATCAACTGCTGTTGAATGAAAGACGCCGTGTGGAGCCTGAACTTGGCAGACTAAACAAAGAGGGCGAATTTGTGCAGGTTGGCTGGCTTGGCAAGATTGAAACACACACGTTAAAAGTCGCCGCTGTGCTGCACGTAGTCGACTGGCTTGGTAGGAGCAAGGCTGTGCCAGACGTCATACCCACAAAAACTGTGCAGACTGCGCTCGATCTTGTGCTTTCTTTGGCTGAACATTTGTCGGACTTGTTACACGACAGCGGAGAAACCGGCGAAGTAGCAGAAGTTGATTCGATTATGGAGCTAGTGACCAAAAAACCTTATACCGCACGGTCATTGTGCCAGGCTGCCAGGCACCGACACCCATTTCGAGGTATGGGAAAGGATGCGTACTCAAGAGCTAGAGCCAGAATTGAAATAATGACGTCGAGCGGAATGATAAGGGTTTGTATGGGTGGCAAGCTCGAGTCCAGTTAATAGTAGTTTGACAGTAAAAATTCACCCGCCCGGCCTAGTTGTCGGGTTTTTTGTTTGTGTCATGTGGCGGTAACGTGTGTATTACTGTGCAGCTACTGTGCAGCTACGAACTGCACACCTCTAGCCCTTGGGAGAGTAAGGCTAGAGGGTAAGTGTGCAGCGTGTGCAGCCTTTTTTTCTTTCTTCTTTACTTTGGTTATTATTTAACCAGATTACGCCCTCTTTCTCTCAAACAAAAAAAAGCTGCACAAGCTGCACAAAATGGCCGCAGCCCTTGGGAGAGTAAGGCTCTAGCTGTGCATCCCATAGCTGCACACGAACTGCACACCCTGCACACGAACTGCACACCCTGCACACTCCTAATTTTTATCACGGGTGCGCATACGACATTGTCGACATTTGACCCCCTGACCGGCTAAAAGCTAGAAAGTGCGACTTTTGGGATGTCCTCACTCAGCAAAAGCAAAACGTGCCGGTATAGCCCCGAAAACCTAACCACGTTACAGGCTGAAATCTGCGCTTTTGCAACTTGGCGGCTGATTGAACCGCCACACCGCTATAATTAACAGTAAGTTACAGGTTATTTAACCCAAAACGTACCTTAAAACGTACCATAAACAAATGGTTTATGAGACAATACGCCTACATTAAGCAGGGTTTATTGAGGGTTAAAGCATGGCAAGACCATTCGAGAAGTTACCAGCCGGAGCAAAGACTCACCTGGAGGCAATGGCCGCCACTGGCCTGCTGTCCGAATCAGCCGCCGCTACTGCACTGGGTATGCCCCTAAGTGAGTTCCGGCGCGTCATTGGTGAACATAAGCCCTCGACAGCTATCTGGGATAACGCCCTGGCTGTGGAGCGTGACCAACTGTTAGCCGCTTTGTATACCAAAGCCGTAGAAGGCGACACCAAAGCAGCCCAGACGTTGCTGGCCGTTCGTCATGGCATGAGCGAGAAGCAACCACAGGGCAACTCAGAGCGCGTCAGCGTGGTGTTTAACCTACCCGCTGCAATGGATGCCGCAGAGTATGCCAAGGCCGTTCGTGTTGCACAGGTGAGCTTACCCGATGGCAATTGAGCAGCGCCCAGACCAGCTAAGTGACTGGCAGAGCAATGCCATGACGGTTCCAGAGTCTATTGACCTGTTTCTAGGCGGTGGCCGTGGTGGTGGTAAGTCCTTTCTACTGGCTGCCCTGTTCTTGCGTCACTGTGAGCAGCATGGAGATCAGGCCCGGTGCTTGGTGGTTCGTAAGTCATTCCCCGGCCTTCAGGATCTTGAGGCGGAGTTCTTAGCCTATTACCGCAGCATTTACGGCACGGCCCTAAGGTTTGATGCTCAGAAACACCGCTTCACCCTGCCCAATGGCGCAACCATTCAACTCGATCAGATGGAGCGTGAAGCAGACTTCCAAAAATACCAAGGCAAGTCCTTTTCGCATATCGCTGTAGATGAAGCTGGCCAGTTCGCATCCCCTGCGCTGATTGACCGCCTGCGCAGTTCGTTGCGCGGTCCAGTGGGTGTCCCTGTGCGGTTCATTGTCCTGGCTAACCCTGGTGGTGTGGGCCATGCCTGGCTAGTTCGCCGGTACGCTCTTAATGAGCCGTGGAAGCCGTACACCGATGCAGCCACCGGCTTTGATTTTGTCAGCATAAACAGCACATACCGTGACAATCAATTCATCGACCGCGAGCGTTATGCAAAGAACCTGATGGCGTCCTGCGCTACGGATCCCGAGCTAGGGCGAGCCTGGCTAAATGGTGATTGGTCAGTATTGCGTGGCGCGTATTTCAGCACGGTTATCGATGAACAGCGCAACATGGTTGAGCCGTGGGCAAACCGCCCTGATTTTTACGAGGGTCCAAAGCTCCCATCGAATACCAACGGCTAT